ACGTTCGGCGGACGACAAATCTACTGGCGTCATGCCGCACCTCAAGATTTACGATGCGTCAAGCTTGGCTTATCGCCAAGGCCGTACTCGTAGGGGCTCATATGCTGCTTATCTTGACATTAGCCATCCTGATATTATTCCATTCCTAGAAATGCGTAAACCAACTGGTGATCCAAACGTTCGTTGTTTGAATCTTCACCATGGTATCAACATTACTGATGCGTTCATGGAAATCATTGAGCGTTGCATGGTTGATAAAGAAGCAAATGATGATTGGGAATTGATTGATCCAAAAACAAAAGAAGTACGTGAAGTTGTTTCTGCAAAAATGTTGTGGCAACAAATCTTAGAACTTCGTATGCACACCGGTGAACCATACATTCACTTTATCGATACATCGAATCGTGCAATGCCTGAACACTTGAAGAAACTTGGTTTGAAGATTCACCAATCTAACCTGTGTTCTGAAATCGTACTTCCAACAGATGAAGAAAGAACAGCTGTATGTTGTTTGTCATCATTGAACTTGGAAACATACGATGAATGGAAGACCAATAAGTTGTTCCTAAAAGATGTTGCAGAAATGTTGGATAATGTTTTGGAATATTTCATCAAACATGCACCTAAAACAATCAAACGTGCTAAATACTCTGCAATGCGTGAACGTTCAATCGGTATTGGTGCTCTTGGATTCCACGCCTACTTGCAAAAGAATGATATACCTTTTGAATCTGCAATTGCTAAATCCATCAATGTACGCATATTCAAATCAATAAGACAAGGATTGGATCATGCTAATTTGGAACTGGGTAAAGAAAGAGGAGAAGCGCCTGATGCGGCTGGGACTGGTATGCGTTTTAGTCATCTTATGGCTATTGCTCCAAATGCTTCTTCGAGCATCATTTTGGGAAATACTTCTCCTAGTGTCGAGCCTTGGCGTGCTAACGCTTACCGTCAAGACACTCTATCAGGAGCATTTCTAAACAAGAATCGTTATTTGGACAATTTGATCAAACAGAAACTTGGTGAAGGTAATGAGTTTGGTGCTGCTGATGCAGGTAAATATGCGGATACTTGGTCAAGCATTATTGCTAATGATGGTTCTTGTCAACATTTGGATATTCTAACAGATGCCGAAAAAGAAGTCTTCAAGACCTCTATGGAAATCGATCAACGTTGGGTTATTGAACATGCAGCTGATCGTCAACCATTCATTGATCAAGCACAATCGTTGAATGTGTTCTTCCGTCCAGATGTGAATATCAAATATCTACATACCGTACACTTCCTTGCATGGAAGAAAGGTTTGAAATCATTGTACTACTGCCGTTCAGAAAAACTGGCAAAGGCAGATAAAGTATCTAAGAAAATCGAGCGTGAAGTTATCAAAGAACTTGATATGACACAAATCGCTCAAGGTAATGACTGTATAGCTTGTGAAGGATAAGAAATGAAAGAATTGATTAAATTTTCAGCGGCATGGTGTTCTCCATGCCAATCTTTGGAAAAGAATTTCAAGTACGTTGATATGAAAGACGTACAATTGAAGAAGATCGACATTGACGAAGACTTCGATACTGCAAAAGCTTATGGTGTACGTAATGTACCAACCATGATTCTTTTGGAAGATGGTAAAGAAGTTGGACGTAAGAGTGGTGTTCTAATGGCAGACAAGATTGAGGAATTCATCCATGGTCAAGAAGCCTAATTCCAAAATCACTGACGACCGCACATCGTTCAAACCATTCAACTATCCTTGGGCATATGATGCTTGGTTGAAGCATGAGCAATCTCATTGGCTTCACACCGAAGTGCCAATGCTTGAGGACACAAAAGACTGGAAGAAGAAACTTACTAAGGAAGAAAAACAATTCCTTACACACATCTTCCGTTTCTTTACTCAAGGTGATATTGACGTTGCTGGTGGTTATGTAAACAACTATCTGCCTTACTTCAAGCAACCAGAAGTGCGTATGATGCTTCTAGGATTCGCCGCAAGAGAGGCACTACACATTGCTGCTTACTCACACTTGATTGAAACCCTGGGTCTTCCTGATACGACCTACAATGAGTTTCTAGAGTATCAAGAAATGAGAGAGAAACATGACTATGTTATGGATATCTCCAGCAAGAACACAACTAAAGAGAACACAGCTACACACATTGCCGTATTCTCTGCCTTCACTGAAGGTATGCAGTTGTTCTCCTCATTCATTATGTTGTTGAACTTCCCTCGTCATGGTAAAATGAAGGGTATGGGTCAGATTGTTACTTGGTCTATTGTTGATGAAACAATGCACGCTGAGAACATGATGAAACTGTTCAAAACATACATAAGTGAAAATCCAGAAATCTGGAATGATGAACTGAAATCCAAAATCTACACTATCGCTGAAAAGATGGTTGCTTTGGAAGACAAGTTTATCGATCTAGCCTTTGGTGTGACCGAAATGGAAGGTCTAACCAAAGAGGATGTCAAAAAGTACATTCGTTACATTGCTGATCGCCGCTTGATTGGTCTTGGAATGAAAGGTATCTTCAAAGTAAAACGTAACCCATTACCTTGGGTCGAAGAAATGATCAATGCACCAACTCATACAAACTTCTTTGAGAATCGTGCAACAGATTATGCTAAAGGCGCTTTGACTGGTGATTGGAGTGATGTTTGGGCTCACTAATAACAATAAGAAAGAATAGCCATGAACGGAAAACAAGTTTCAGCCGAATGTAATGAATGTGAATCATCTTTTGATGTAGCTTACATGGATAAGATGGTTTCACAAGACCTTCCACAGTATTGCCCATTCTGTGGTGAACCAATCGATGACGTTGATGAACACTATATAAGTGATGAAGACGACAACGATTTGGATAGAGAATGGGACTAAACTGGACATATAATGGTGAAGACTTTACTGAGGAAATGATTGGTGAAAACTACGGGTTTGTATATCTAATTACAAACCTTGTAGATAACAGGATGTATGTGGGTAAGAAATTCTTCTACTCATCCAAAACCAAACAAGTCAAAGGTAAGAAGAAACGTTACAAAGTTTTCTCGGATTGGCAAACTTACTTTGGAAGTAATGACAACCTGAAGAAAGATGTTATAATGCATGGTCGTGACAAGTTCAAGAGAGAAATCTTATACTTGTGCGTGACCAAAGGTGAATGTGGTTATCTTGAAGCTAAAGAGCAGTTCGTTAGGGGTGTTCTGGAGAGCAAGGTTTACTATAACACATGGATCATGTGCAGAGTAAGAGATACACACATAAAAGGATTGCAGTGCAAGACATAGAAGAAAATAGAGAATACGAGATTTACAGTTTTTTCACTAATCCAAAAAATGATGACCAAACGGTACTTCGTTGTATGGAAGGGAAAGACAATCCTGTATTTGCGGAAGAGAGCACTGATGTTGGTCACAAATACCAAATTATGCTCCTCAGAGACCACAAAGAGGACAAGGAAAAGTTTGCCGACCTGGATATTTTCGAGGCAATATTGGCACATCCATTAACCTACATTCGACCACTGATCAAATCTGGGTGGTATGGTATAGTGATACGAAAATCCGACAAATCCCAGGAATTCCTAGACGATGCGCTTGCCGAAATCAAAGAATTCTTGTAAAATAGAGTTTTGAAACTTGAAAGTTTATTATGATCCTTATTGATCTAAACCAAGTGTTGTTGGGTGGTCTAATGGCACAAATCACCAAGAAGAACGCCAAACTTGAGGAGGACTTGCTCCGTCACATGATCCTTAACACGCTGCGTCACAATATCAACCAATTCAAAAATCATTATGGAGAAGTCGTCCTGTGTGCGGATAACCGTAAGTACTGGCGTAAAGAATACTTCCCATACTACAAGGCTGGTCGCCGTAAGTCCCGTGAGAAGTCTGCATTGGACTGGCACATGATTTTCGACTTCCTTGCCAAGTTCAAGCAAGAATTGAAAGAAAACTTCCCATACAAGGTTATTGATGTTGAAGGTGCAGAAGCTGATGACATTATCGGTACACTTGCACCTCGTCATATCTCACATGAAGACATTTTGATTTTGTCTAGTGATGGTGACTTCTTGCAACTTCAAATGTACAACAAACAAAAACTTGGTCACACAATCAAGCAGTACAACCCATCTTTGAAGAAGTATGTGGTATCAGAAAACCCAATCGAAGAATTGACCGAGAAGATCATTCGTGGAGATAAGGGTGATGGTATTCCAAACGTGTTTTCTCCAGCTGATTGTTTCGTTCGTGATTTGCGTCAAAAGGCAATCACCAAAGGAACACTCGAAAAGTTGATGGAGAAGAACTACTCTGAATGGGAAGATGAAACCGCAAAGGCAGGTTTCGTTCGCAACCAAATCTTGATCGATCTGAGAAACATTCCAGGTGAATTGAAGACAAAAATCATAAATAATTATGAGGAAGCGAAACCAGCATCAAGAACCAAGATGCTGAACTACTTTATCGAAAAGAAACTTAAAAACCTAATGGACGTAATCGAGGAATTCTAATGAGAAACATTTATGAAATTTTTGACGACTTTGAAATGGCTGATTCTAAGACAGAAAGAATGGGTATCATTGAGAAGAATCTTTCCAAAGCTTTGGTTGAAGTGTTACAACTAACATTCCATCCAAACTATCAGTGGTCGATTGATGAAGTGCCAGACCGTTATATTCCGACATGGGATAACAAGAACGGATTTGCACGATGCCAATTGTCTACTGAATTGCGTAAGTTGTACATGTTTCAGAAAGGTAATCCAACCTCTGAATCATTGACACCAAGACGTAAGGAAGAATTGTTGTGTTTGCTCTTGGAGTCTTTAGAACCAAGAGAAGCAGAAGTTGTTATGGGTATCTTCAAAAAAGATCAAGGCGTTCCTGGGTTAACATATGAGTTTGTGAAAGAAGCATTTCCTAATCTGTTACCCTAAATGAGACAAAAAGAAAAGATTATAGTTGTTGCAGGCAAGTTTGACGCATTACATGGTTATGATGTTGACCTTTTACGAAGAGCAAAAGGTCGTGGTGATTGGTTGATTGTTGGAGTTTACTCTGACGAATGGATGGCCAACTATAACAAAGGATTTTTACATAGTCAAGATACTAGAATCAAGGTACTCTCAAGTATGAGGTACGTTGATGAAGTATTTCGTTTCAAAGATAAAGATGGCACTGCCTGTAATCTTTTGAAACTGGTAAAAATCGTGTATCCTAATTCGGACATAACTTTTATAACCGAATCGGATATACAACACAAGCCGGAGACTAAAATCAAAGGCATCACTTTCGAGGTAATGAAACAGGAGTAACAAGTGTCAAAAAAATTTGACAAGTTTAGATACGAAGAAGATGGTTACGGTGAACAACTACACCGTGATAAGAAAAAGGTTCAAAGAGGTAAGAAAAAGTACTTCGATGAAGTAGATTTCCAACCACGGAACACCAAACCGTTGCGTAGATACAACAAGACTTATTGACACACAAACCAGACCGTGATATAATCGACTCTGTTTGTATGGAGTTTATATGATTATTCATGGTCGGTCACAAAAGTCAAAGAAGCGTAAGACACCTAAAGCCGTTGCGGAGCAAAATGCCCAATGGTTGAAGTCAATCGAAAGTCTTACTCCCAACTTTTCCCGCAAACCGGTAAAGACGGTGGCGAAACCTTTTGTTTTCGTCA